AAGAATGTCATCCAAACCACCAGTGGAACTGGTGGGCTTGGGTTGTGGTTTTGGTGTTGGTGGCACTGGAATCTCCGATTCTGTGTTAGGTGGTACTGGCTCAAAGCCAGTAGGACTTGGAACAAAACTCCGTTTTGCTACAATGTAAGCCATGTCAATTTCGTCATTTGTAAAATGCATTGGTGGCTTACCAACGAATTTATGTCCCATAAATGACAAGGTAGCCGTTTTGGCGTTCTTGGACAAAAAAGACCAACGGTCTGTTTTGTTAGTGCTACTACCGAATTCTCGGTAGGTCACACGGTTGGTTTCTGTGTCAACAGAAATAATTGTGGGCTTTTTGAGTGCCATTTTGTTTACCTCCTAGGTAAAGAATCGGGGCGATTATGGTCGTTGTGTAGCAACACCACCACTTCGTTAGTGGTGTTGCGACACAACATCTTGAGATGAAACTAGCCAAAGGCTAGGAAACTAGGGCTTCTGCCTCGGTTTTCCATTCGTTGTCGGAATCCAAGAAGTCCATAAGGACTTGTCCAGCGTAGTTTTGCAACTTACCGAATGAGAATCTGTCTACAGATTCCTTGCCAAGTTGCATAATGTCACGGAACGGTTCGTATTCCTCAACTGAAAAGTTGCCCGACATTCGTAAGTCGGAACGACTTACACAAGCCCAAAAATGCTTCCGTTCAGGTGAGTGATAAACCGACAGTTTGACTCTACGAGTCATAGCCTCGTTTGTCCACGAAAATTCAACTTTTCGTTTTTCTTTAGAAACCGTAAGTTTCGCTTTTGTCTCTAGGGACATAATTACCTCCAGTAATTATCTTGTGGGTGGATGTTGTATTTCCTACTAATTAGTAGGAAAGAAAAGCGTCGTTTTCAACGGTGTATTCTACGAATTCCGTAGCAACTACTTCGTAGGAAGCATTGAGGAACAAAACAGTAACGCCTTCGGCGTTATAAGCCTCAACTTCGGTGACTTCGTCACAATACTCAGGGTGAAAGCAAAAACCCCAGTCAATAGCCGACTGTGGAACAAAAATGTCAGAGACATTTTTGATGTCCTGACCGAGCCACTCCGTGGCTCGCTCTACAAGTTTTTGTTGTTGGGTAATTGTAAGGGACATAATTTACCTCCAGTAAATTATAATAGGGATAGTTTCACTACGAAGTAGTGGTGGACAAGCAAGAATTGCACTTGCAAGAACCGTAGGTTCTTGGCACTAGCCTTGCCCCAAGGACAGTAATGGATACTAAGCCAACCACCAAAGGTGGTCTGTATCTGCGATGTCAGCGCAAGCGAGGACAGTAAGGGACACTGAACCAATTCCCGTAGGGAATCCGTGTCTGCGATGTCAGCGCAAGAACGGTAAGAATGCTTACCGTTTAGTCGTGTGAGAACAGCCGAACTTTTTGCGTCGTAACTTATCTACGATAAGTGACAGTCGTGGCAACCAATTATGCCCTGTGACTATCGTAGATAGTTATAAGAGCGAACCTCATAATGCAACGCAATATCGCATAATCGCTATTCGCAATAGCCTAGGTAAACGGTCATCCCGACACGACACACTAGGTCTCTCAGCACTCATCCTGTGACACTGAGTCCGAGCCACCGAAACGGCGACCCGACGACAACCACTGTAAACGACACTTTCGGAACTTGCAAGTCAATTTGCGAACAGTCATCGGCTAACCCTTGTGGCATAAGGGAAAAAAAAATAAAAAAAATTTGCCTCGCAACGACCACGCCTAGCGCACACACGACGGTTTCACCGTCACACCAGCACACGCGAAACTTGACAGGCGCATAATGCACACACGGTTTCACATCACGCATAATGCACGCACATACCTAGGCATCACGACACACACGGGTCACGCTTGGGTAGCGTGCGCACTGAATGCACTCTATTTTCTGCCGATTATGGGGTGATTATGGTCTATAACACCTATAATTGTTGGCTAATCTCCTGCGTGCTAGGGGGGCAGGGGGGGGTACGGGCGTGCGTATGTCTAAGTACTAGGGGATGGAGAGCCGATGCGTTATCGGGGATGGTTTGGGGGGTGCTATGGATACCCTTGTGTGACGGGTGGCACTAGGGGGTGGGGTGGGTTGTCCTCGCCTTATTTTACCATTTAACTTTGTTAGCCCAATAGGCTGCACTCATCGGTCCTCGTGCTATGTTGGAGGCGTGGCGTGTTTGGAATCGTTTACGCCTACTGGCGTAGGCTGCCGATTCACCTTGTTTTTTGGGTGAACCTTTTACACCTTGTTGTCCGAATCGGATTGTTTTAATTTGCCCACCCGATTTGGCTACGACAATGTGCGACTTCGTAGGGTGTGTCGGTGTGGCTTTAGGTTTGTTATATCCTGATACGCCTGCACGGGTTAGTCGGGAATCTTTCTTTGCAGCCATCTATATGCTTTCTGTATAGTTTCTATAGGGGGTAATAGGGTCAACGCTGAGAATCCAACCAAGAGGGATATGATTAATGTCTCCAACGGTTTCGGGATTAGGTAACTCACACTCAAAAATAGTACCAACAACAGTAAGGTAATGCTCCTGACATCCAACCCATACCCTGCCAATTGTCGTAGCAACGGAATCTTCTGGTTCATAATCTGCTGTAGTATGCCAACCTGAGGCTGGACTGTAGGCATCTCGCCATCGTACCCTAACCTCTTGCCATTCTCCGAGTCCATCTATCTGCCCTTGTATACTCATTGGTTGTCCACGCATTATAGTCTAGCCGTAAATCCACAGATTGTGGATTTACAATAGTCTTATCCTTTATAGGGACTATACGAACTTGCTTATCTCACGAACGCAAGTTCACAGTAATGCTTTACCCCCCCTATAATCCCCCCCGTTGTTCTAAACCCAAATTCTAGACTAACGGTCTAGTAGAACAAAACCCCTAATAGTATGGAATCAAACCACCTAGATGAACGCCAAGAAAAATACCTGAACTGGCTAGTAGTGCCTGCCCCTATGAGGCAGCCTGCCACGCAGGAAGCCTATGCCAAGCAAGAAGGCGTGGACAGCGCAACCCTAAGACGCTGGCAAAAGAAACCATACTTTAAGGCTGAATGGCAAAAACGAGTAGAGGAACTACAAGGAAGCCCCGAACGCACCCAGAAACTGATGGACACGATATACCAGCGTGCGCTCGGTGGCGACAATAAGGCAGCCCAACTATATCTTCAGGCTACTAATAAGTTGGCTCCTCAACAAGTAAATATTACTCACACGCAGTCTTTGGCTGAAATCTCTGATAAGGACTTGGAAGAGTTAATTGCTAGCGTCGCTTCTACCGAGAAGGCTGCTAGGTTGGAATCTAATGGCTCGCCTGACTGAATGTCTTGAGTGTGGGTGTGAGTATCCTGATGATTTACGGGAATGCCCTGAATGTTGGTTTAATGATATACCCCTCAAAATTCAGCGTTTAAGAGACACGGATTAGAACGGATTACATAATAGTATGGTTCCTGCAAAACAAAATATTACAATTATGCGTGGAGATACCGAAGTCTTTAATATTACTTTGACGGATTCGGCTAGTGCTGCTATTGATTTGACTGGTAGTACCTTTTTGTCTCAAATTCGTTATGAACGAGACTCTACCACTGTTGCTGCTTCTTTTTCTTGCGCTATTACTAATGCTGCTGCTGGTCAGGTTTCTTTAACTCTTAGTTCGGCTTCTACTGCTGGTTTGACGGCTGGAACAGCGTTTTGGGATTTGCAACGAACCTTGAGTGGTGTGGTAACTACTTTGGTTGCTGGAAAGTGTACTATTCTTGCTGATGTGACTCGGTAGTTATGGCTATTCGTAATATTGAAATTGAAATTGGAACAATTACCAATAATGCCGTATCGTCTGCACTTGTCACCGTTGTCGCAGCAGCCAATGTTGGTCCACAAGGTGCTGTTGGACCCATTGGTCCTATAGGACCAATGGGTCCACAGGGTATTCAAGGCATCACAGGAGCCACAGGAGCCACAGGAGCGACTGGACCGATAGGTGCGACTGGTCCACAAGGGGCAACAG